GCAGGTGCGCCTTTGATCTATGAAATGAGAAAAATGGGAATTCCCGTCGCGGAGTATACGCCGGGCAAAGGAAACGATAAGATATCGCGTGTAAACGCTATCTCTGCTTTGTTTGAGTCTGGCATGGTGTGGTGTCCTGAAACCCGATGGGCTGAAGAGGTTATGGATGAGTTAGCCTCTTTCCCTAATGGCGACCACGACGACCTTGTTGACTCAAGCAGTCAGGCTTTGATGCGTTTTCGCTTGGGAGGATTCATCTCCATCGATTCTGATGAAGAAGATGAACCTTTTTACCAACGTAGAAAAGTAGAGTACTACTAAGGAATATTATGAGCATTGAACGATCACTGAGCCAAGCTCCATTAGGTTTAAACGCTTTGGACATGGACGATACCACGGCAATGGAGATTGAGATTATTAACCCAGAAGGTCTCAAGATTGGTATTGATGGCGTGGAGGTTGACCTTATGCCAGAGCCTGAGAAAGAAGACTTCTCAGACAACCTCGCAGAGTACATGGATGATAGTGAACTCCAGAAGATTGCCAGTGATCTGATTGAAATGGTAGACACAGACGTTAACTCCCGAAAAGATTGGGTGGAAATGTATGTCAAAGGTCTAGATGTTTTGGGGATGAAATATGAAGAGCGTACTGAACCGTGGCTCGGTGCGTGCGGTGTTTTCTCAACGGTACTCACAGAGGCTGCTGTACGGTTCCAAAGCGAGACTATCATTGAAACGTTCCCTGCTCAGGGTCCGGTCAAAACCGAGATCATCGGCGCAATTGATAAACTTAAAGAAGAGGCTGCGGAGCGTGTCAAAGACGACATGAACTACAGATTGACAGAAGGAATGCCTGAGTACCGACCAGAGCATGAACGCCTTCTGTATTCTTTAGGTCTGGCTGGCGCAGCTTTCAAAAAGGTTTATTACGATCCTTCTTTGGGCCGTCAAGCTTCTATCTTTATCCCCGCAGAAGATGTGATCATTCCCTATGGTGCTTCTAGTGCCATGACTTCAGAGCGTGTGACTCACATTATGCGCAAGACAAAGAATGACATTCGTAAGCTGCAAGTCTCTGGGTTTTACTTAGACAAAGAACTTGGCGAACCTCTTCAGTTCTACACCGACGTAGAGAAAAAGAAAGCCGAAGATCAAGGCTACAACCTTAATGACGATGACCGTTACCAGATCTATGAGATCCACGTAGATTACGATCTGCCCGGCTATGAAGATGAAGACGGGATTGCTCTTCCTTACGTCATTACCCTAGAGCGCGGCACAACTGAGATTCTCTCCATCCGCAGAAACTGGGATGAAGAAGACAAACACAAACTCAAGCGTCAACACTTTGTACAGTACACCTATGTTCCCGGCTTTGGAGCCTATGGCCTTGGTTTGATTCACCTAATCGGTGGATATGCCCGTGCAGGCACATCTATTATTCGTCAGCTGGTAGATGCAGGTACTTTGTCTAATCTCCCCGGAGGTTTGAAGACCAGAGGACTGCGCATCAAAGGAGATGACACTCCCATCCAGCCCGGTGAGTTCCGTGATGTAGATGTACCTAGCGGGTCGGTCAAAGAGAACATCATGGCCCTGCCATACAAGGAGCCTTCTCAGGTTCTCTTGGCTCTGTTAAATCAAATTACAGACGAGGGCAGAAGACTTGGATCAATCGCAGATATGAATATCAGCGATATGAGCGCCAATTCTCCCGTAGGAACCACATTAGCTTTGTTAGAGCGTCAGCTTAAGACAATGTCTGCGGTGCAGGCTCGTGTTCATTATTCAATGAAACAAGAGTTTAAACTGCTCAAAGAAATCATCCGTGATTACATGCCGGAAGATTATGACTACACGCCTGTTTTTGGTACACCACAAGCCAAGCGTGCAGACTACGACATGGTGGACGTGATCCCCGTGTCTGATCCTAACTCCGCAACGATGGCTCAACGGATCATGCAGTATCAGGCTGTAATCCAGTTAGCTCAAGGTGCTCCACAAATCTACAACCTTCCATTGCTGCACCGCCAGATGATTGAAGTTTTAGGTATAAAGAACGCAGACAAGCTTGTACCTATTGACGATGACATGGCCCCAAGAGATCCAATCTCAGAGAACATGTCATTCTTGACGGGTAAACCAACTAAAGCATTCATCTACCAAGATCACGATGCACACATTGCAGTCCACACATCAATGATGCAGGATCCAATGGTCATGGGTCAAATTGGGCAAAACCCAATGGCTCAACAGATGCAAGCTGCCATCATGGCTCATGTAGCTGAACACATAGCTTTTCAGTACAGAACGAAGATTGAGCAACGCCTTGGCGCTACTCTTCCCAGCCCAGATACTGAGATGCCAGAAGATTTGGAAGTGCAACTCTCAAAGCTCGTTGCTCAAGCTGCAAAACAATTGTTGGACATCAACAAGAATCAAGCAGCACAACAACAAGCCCAGCAGCAAATGCAGGACCCTGTTGTTCAAATGCAACAAGCAGAACTTCAGATCAAACAGCAAGATGCCCAAACCAAAGCGCAGAAAGTTCAAGGCGACTTGGCTATCAAGCAGGCCGAACTTCAACTCAAAATGCAGCAGGCACAGCAATCTCAAGGAGAAGATCCTTTGGCTGCAGCACAGCGCCAGCAACAAGAAATTGGTATGGAAGCTATGAAGAGGCAAGCAGAAATGCGCATGGCTGAACAACAACACCAGCAGTCTTTGGAACACAAACAACAGACGCAGGATCTGCAAGCTAAACAACAACTTCTTCAGATGCTTTTAAACGCAAAAAACAAACCAAAAGGTGAATGATGACTCAGCTTCTTGATGTTTTAAACAAAAGACTTGATGAACACGTCAAGGAGTTAGTCGCTGTTGTTAGTGAGGGTGGTGCTAAATCCCACGATCACTACAAAGAACTGTGCGGAACGATCCGGGGTCTGCAAACCGCGCAGTATGAACTTGCTGACCTCGTGCGAAAAACTAAGGAACATGAAGATGAATGAATTTGATGTTAGTGCGGTTGATCTAAGTGGGGTGCTTAATACCTCCGCTGAAGAGAAAGCCAAACAAGTGCCAGACCCAGCAACATACCACCTACTGTGTATGTTGCCCAAGGCAGAAGAAGAGTTGGGTGAATCTGGTTTGTTATACAAAACAGCCACCATGATGCATCACGAGGAGCTTCTTTCCCCCGTGCTGTTTGTTGCAAAGATTGGCCCTGATGCTTTTAAAGATCCGGCTCGTTTCCCATCTGGCCCAAGCTGCAAAGTTGGTGACTTTGTGTTAGTGCGTCCTAACACGGGAACCCGCATGAAGATTCACGGAACAGAGTGGAGATTGATTAACGATGATTCTGTTCAGGCAGTTGTGCAAGACCCTCGTGGTATTCAACGTCCAACTTAAGGAGTAATCATGGCTGATATTGAAAAAACAGAATTTGAATTTCCTGATGAGGCTGAACAAAATCTCCGTAAGGGTGGAAAAGTTGTAGCCCCACAGGAAGATGAAAAGCCTGAGATTGAAGTTGTGGACGATACCCCGGAAGAGGATCGTTACCGCACTCCAATGAAAGAGGCTCCTCAAGATCCTACCGAAGAAGAGTTAGCAACATATTCTGAAAGCGTAAAGAATAGGTTTAAACACTTTACCAAGGGATATCACGAAGAACGCAGAGCTAAAGAAGCTGCGGAGCGTGAAAAAGAAGAAGCTCTTCGCCTTGCTCAAGCAATGTTTGAAGAGAACAAAAAGCTCAAAGGCTCCGTTAATCAAGGACAGACTGTTCTCTTGGAACAAGCCAAGAAAGTCATTAACTCCGAGATTGAGGAAGCTAAACGGCTTTACAAAGAGGCTTACGAGTCTGGGGACGCTGATAAGTTGTTAGATGCTCAGGAAGCACTTACTACCGCCAAAATCCGCGCAGATAAAGTAAATAATTTTAAACCCGCCCCTTTACAAGAGCAGGAAACTCCTGTACAAATAGCACCACAACCTCAACAGGCAGCACCCGTTGACGAAAAACTACTAGCGTGGCAAGAACAAAATCAGTGGTTTGGAAGCAACAAACGCATGACTTCATACGCTTTAGGGCTGCATGAAGAACTTGTTGAGAATGGTATTAGGGTTGGCAGTGACGAATACTATCGTCGTATAGACACTGACATCCGTGAAAGATTCCCCGACCAAGTTGGAGCCGGAGAATCCGTTGATGCGAAACCTCAACGAACCAAGTCCAATGTCGTTTCACCGGCTACTCGTAGTACAGCGCCTAAAAAGATCGTACTTACGCAGACACAGGTGAATCTCGCCAAGCGGCTGGGAGTTCCATTGGAACTGTACGCCCGTAAGGTTGCTGAAGAAATGAGGAAATGAAAATGGAAAAGACTACCCGCTTACCACGCGAACTTGATACACGCGAAAAAATGGAACGTCCAAAACAGTGGATGCCTCCACAACTTCTGCCCGATCCGAATCCGGAACCGGGTTATGCGTTTCGTTGGATCAGGATTGCCTCGTTAGGGAAAGACGACGCCACCAATATTTCCGGTAAGTTACGCGAAGGCTGGGAACCCGTTAGGGCTTCTGACCACCCTGAGATTCGTATGTTTGGTTCTGACGGCAATGCCAAGTTTCCTGACAGCGTTCAAGTGGGCGGTTTGTTGCTCTGCAAAACACCTGTGGAGCTTACTGAACAACGCAATATGTACTACCGCAATCAAGCGGAAGCACAAATGCAGTCAGTAGACAACACCTACATGCGCGAGAATGATCCGAGGATGCCTATGTTTAAAGAACGTAAGTCCACGGTCACTTTCGGAAAAGGTACTTAAATTTTTTTGGAGACTTAAATGTCAACTACCAATGCTCCCTATGGGCTACGTCCCATTAATCGTAACGACGGCATGCCTTATGCTGGCGCTACGAGTCAGTATCTGATTGACCCAGCAGGTCTTAATTCCAACTTGTTCTATGG